CCCTCAACACTATACTTCAGCTTGCCGTCCAAACAGTACCCCACTCCTTTGTTGTTCATCTGCCACGACAACAATTTAGCAAGGTGCGGGTCGTTGTCGAACAACTCCAAATATATGGAATGTTCCCAACCCAGGGCTGCTGGTGATACATGCATATCAAACTTGGTAGCATCAAGTCCGATAGCTACCGGAGAAGCGAATGAGCGCCACTTACCTCTGGCAATCTCCCCAATTTGGCTCACATTATATCCTTTCATAACTGTGGGGCCATCACCGTAAACCTTCTTAATTCCTTTATATAGTTGGTGTTCACATGACTTAATGTATGTGCCCAACTCAAGGTTGTACGGCGGTGATCGGGGTTGAATGCATCTGGGTGCCTTCTCCGGGTTGACTAGCTCCATCTTAACGAACGCAATACTAATTGCGTCGCTTCGAGAGAGTCCGATTTGAGTCAGGTGTTTCAAGGCATTTTCATAGATAGTTCGCCTACGACCCGTGTACGTCTCAACAGTTTCCTGCAAGGTAAACCGGGTGGTTCGGGCGGTTTTCTCCAATAATAACTTCTTGAAATCCTGTAATCTCTCTGTGAATAGACCCTTATCCACAGGGGGTGGAGCCACAAAGTCATCCCCAACTTTGCAGTAGTACATGCGCGTCAATAGCGCACACTCCAATGTGCTAATGTCAGCATTATTTACACCGAGGTCAACGTTGCCTGACAACTCCTTAATAGAGTACAACGTTCGGTGCTTGGCCTGGTCCTTAGCGTGCCGCGTCACAGTCAGCCTAGCATCAGTGAGATTACTCTCATGTGATACTCCTGTGACGACGCCAAGGCCCCCTCATTCACCCGACCGGAGGCGCTTAGCGCCCCTACGGCCGGTGAACCTTCCTACCCACTGCTGCCATACATTCTTCGGTTTCGGATCAGTTATTTCTTCTACCAAATCGTGCACGGCATTACTACCTAGCATACGCGCTCCCAGCAAATCATGCCCATCGGGAGTAAACACACCAGCGACTATCACCTCAATGACGCCACGTTCATGTGTTGCACGAATGCAATGTTGCCCACAAATATTGTGCACCATACGCCTAACCGCTAATTGGTTGGCGGCTGTAGGCTTGGGGCACCCCATTCGATTCTTAACCTCACTAACGACGCAAGCGACATAGTCGCCACGTCGTTGGTGGGGCAAACGCCTGTGCCGTTTCACTTCAACGACATCTTGGCAATTTTTGAAAACCAAACTGGGTTTCTTCATCCCACTATTCACAATGACTTCCGCAGCCATTATGTCTATAGCGGAATCGGTGGCAACATCAGCCACAGTCACATCATCTACCACACTGGTAGGCATGTCGAGATATAATCCCAACGCATCCTTGGTATCCAACACCAAGGGACTCAAATCGTTGCACACGACGGAGAAAGGAATTTTCTCCAAGTTGTCGACACTACGGACCTCATCAAATTGATTATCAGCAATGACAATCTCTTCGGGGACAGAGGTCAAATGGCGTTGCACAGGGTCGTGGGTATACCCTACGCACTCCTCGGCAAGGCAGTCCGGATTAATACGGACCGCTCTAACAGCATCGAGGACGTCATCGTAGTCGACAGTGGCGCAACACACCCACCGTTCAAAGAACTGGTTGATGTACTCCGCCATAACGGGATAGCTCTAATCAATAGGTCTGCGGTAAAACTAATATTGTAG